TTCTGCGTAGACAAAGACAGTGCGACCAAGAAGATGTCAGACCAGTATCCTGACTACGACCCTGACGAGGTTGAAGCCAAGGTGTATCACTTGCTGACCAAAGGTGGGCCACACCACTGCACTACGTTTGAGAAGCAAAACCCCGGTGGATGCGATGGCTGTGTGCACAAAGGCAAGATTAAGTCCCCGATTGTGTTGGGGCTAGAGATAGAGGAAGCCGACGATGAAGACAATGAAGTGGTTGTTGAGGTTGAAGCGGGTAAGCAGGTAACCATAAACATTCCTGAGTATCCGTTCCCGTTTTTTCGAGGGAAAAACGGCGGGGTCTATAGACGCGCCGACGATGAAGAAGCAGACCCTACGCTGGTCTATGAGCACGATTTCTATGCGGTTAAACGTATGCGCGACCCTCAAGCGGGTGAAGTCATATTGTTTAGGCTGCACCTGCCACACGACGGCATCAGAGAATTTTCCACATCCACCGCAGCTATATCGTCCAAGGACGAGTTGCGCAAAGCATTGGCCCAGCAAGGAGTCATGGCCCACCACAAGCAGTACGAGAACCTAGCTGTCTACGTGGTGACTTTTGTTAAGAACATGCAATACGAAAAGAAAGCAGACATTATGAGAACACAATTTGGTTGGGTAGAGAACGATAGCAAGTTCATCATGGGCGACAAAGAAATTACCAAGGACGGTACGTTCTACAGCCCGCCGTCAGAAGCAACGGAGTTCTTCGCCGAGAAGATTCACGCCAAGGGTTCCTTCGATAAGTGGAAGGAAGTGTTCAACCTGTACGCCCTGCCGGGGATGGAGCCGCATGCGTTTGCTGCCTTGACTGCGTTCGGTTCACCGCTGATGAAGTTCACGGGCTTGGATGGGGCAATCATCAACGTCATCTATGAGATGGCAGGGTCAGGGAAGTCCACCATCTTGCGTATGTGCAACAGTGTGTATGGCCAACCCAAAGAACTGATGGCGATTGAGAAGGACACATTGAACGCCAAGATGCAGCAGCTAGGGGTGATGAACAACCTGCCTAACACCATCGACGAGATTACCAACATGACGAGCGCGGAGTTCTCCGACTTGGCCTATGGCATCAGCCACGGGCGGGGCAAGAACCGCATGCGGGGCAACGTCAACGGTCTGCGCTTGAACAACACCTCATGGAAAAACATGACCTTGGCCTCAGCCAATTGCAGCTTCTACGAAAAGCTGGGTGAGTTGAAGAACACACCGGACGGTGAGTCTGTGCGTCTGCTGGAGTACAAGATTGAGCCAAACGATGTAATCGGCGTAGCTGTCGGCAAACAGATGTTCGACCACCAACTGAACGAGAACTACGGTCACGCTGGGGAAATCTACATCAGCTTCTTGGTCAACAACCTTGAGTACTGCCAAGACCTTGTGCGCAAAGTACAGGCCCGCATCGACAAGGAAGTCCAGTTCACTTCGCGGGAACGCTTTTGGTCTGCGCAGTCGGCATCCAACATTGCCGGTGGCTTGATTGCCAAGGAGTTAGGACTGCACGACTTCCACATGGGTAACGTGTACGGCTGGTTGAAGGGCATGCTGGGTGAGATGCGCATAGATGTGAAGCCCCCTAGCCTGTCCCCCATCTCCACGCTGGGTGAGTTCATTAACGGGCACATCTACAACACGCTGGTGGTCAATGGTGAAGTCGATTCCCGAAGTAACCTGTCGGCGCTGCCGACTCTGGAGCCACGAGGGGAGTTGCTCATACGCTACGAACCGGATACCAAGCACCTCTACATCTCAGCCAAGCAGTTCAAAGTCTTTTGCGTCAAGCAGCAGACGGGCTACAAGGAGCTACTGCGCAAGCTGACCGACTTGGGTATTTTCCTAGAGGCTACCAACAAGCGCATGTCCAAGGGCATGAAGATTGTGTCCCCTGCTGTGCGCGTCTTGAAGTTTGACACCTCTGCCGACGAGACCCTACGGGTAGAAGCCATACTGGGCACAGATGAAAATCGAGACAGTAGCGTACAGGATTGACTGGTCCAAGTTCCGCAAGGGCTATTCATTCTTCATCCCCTGCATCGACCACAAGGCGGCGCGGGCTACGTTGGCTGTAGTTACAAAACGGCTAAAGATAACCACCATCACCAAGGTGGTCATCATGGATGGGGTGAAGGGCTTGCGGGTTTGGAGAACTTGAGCTACACTGACAGCGTTGCTCCTCCTTGGAAGTGGTCCTTCCATTACCCCCGGCTAAACACCGGGGGTTTTTTATTTGGGGTTGTTCAATGCTTCCCTAGATGCCAAAGCCGCTTGGATAAACAACCGGATATTGTTGTCGTTGATTTTTACCCCACCGAACATCTTAGAAGCGGCAATCTTCTCTAACTCGGCGTCAATCTTGGCGTCAATCTCTTTACCGTCAATGCCATGTTCGGGGTGCTTCACATTGAACTTAGGTATCTTTTGGATGGACTCTAGGTACATGTTCAAGAAGCGTTGCCGGTCTTCTGGGTCTCTGTTCGGGTTGATAGCCTTCAAGAACATGGTGGCTGCTTTACCTACTATGGCTTGCTTCTCACTGCTAATGCCCCGCTCTACTATGTCCGTAGCATGTGCAATCCTTCGTGCCTCTGCAACACGCGCAGACTGGAAGCCAAGAGCTTGCCCGATAAGTTCTTTTGTGGTTGCCTCGCCCTTGTCTAAAATTGGTACGCCTTGTTTAGTCTCTACGCCTTCGCGGGAAATGCGTTCCGTTGCTGACAATGCGCCTATGGACTTAGGCATAAATGGGAGGGCTTCAAAAGCTTTTTGATACTCACCTTGAGAGTAGTAATCCCACGAGTCTTGTGTTGCTCTGATTGGAGTCAACTGCGCACCAAAAAACGCAGCGGCGTAGTTTGCAAAAGCCTCGTTCAAGTTCTTGGCTGGGTCTGGGGTACGGAACACCATATCGTTCAAACCAAGCCGTTCAGAGATAGCCATGCCTGTAGCGTAGTTAGCCAAACCGCTTTTGGCCACGTCCTTAACGAACTTAGTCAACTTGCTATCGTCTAGTTCTTTGCGCAGGTACTCAGTACGCCACCATGTGTCGTGGTCTAGGTCCTTCATGGTTTGTGGTGCGTCTTCATCCTTTTGCCACTGGCCCCATAGAGCTTGTATGAGTCCGTACATGGGAAGGCCAACAACCCCAGTGAGTACGCTATGTGTACCCAAGATGCCAAAGAACTTAGTAGCTGCGGCAAGTTTTCCCTCCTTGTTGAGGAACGGAATCATCCTGAAGAAGTTACCCCCAAGCAGCTTGATACGTGTGAGCGGGAAAAACTTGTAAGTGCTTGCTAGCTTTCCAATAGGGCCACGCATGATTTGCGGGCGGTTACCGGGGCTATAGTCACCCAGCGCCTCATTGACTTCGGCTACAGCAGCCCGTACAGCGTTGGCATAGTTGCTTGGGTTGCCGGGAGAAGCTTTCTCCATCTCTGCGTAGTACAAGCGGAATGAAGCCGCGCCCAAAACTTCACGCGAAAGGCGTTCTGTGTGGTGCATCAACCCACCAAGCACAAGCAGTCTGCCCGCATCTTTTGCAAGCTCGATTGCTTTTGGGTCGGCCTTGTTTACAGGTTTTGTAGCTGCGTCAAAAATTTCATTTGCAAGCGTGTCGGCGCTAAGACCGTACTCGTTGACCATGTCGGCAATCGCATCAAGCTCTACTTGAGGCAGTCCTGTTGCATACGCAATGCTTGGTGCACGGAACCGTTTAGTCCCATCAGGCAGGGTTTCCCACACACCAAACTGTTTAACCACGTTGGCCATTTTGGTCAACTCAACCATAGCTTTAGGGCCGTGATTGCCGACTAGTACAGGTGCACCGGTCAGCATGATGTCCGCTGGCTGCATGAGGGCAGACGATAGGCTTGTTAGGTTATGGAAGAAAGTAAACTTTGTCCATTGCTGCGCTACTGGGTCAAAAAATTCAGCAACAGGGCCAAGCGGTTTAGGGCTCAGTGCCTCATCAGCAATCGCATCCATCGCACCAACAAAGGCTTTGTACTGTTCTTTCCCTTTAAGCTGCCGATGCGCTTGCTCAGACAAGTTGCGTATTTCGTTACCGTACTGAAGCTTGGACAGGGCGCTAGCAATCTTGATACCCTGCGCGTTAATCATTCGCAGCGTGTCGGTACCAAAGCCAGTTACTTCTTCACGGTGCATGAACTGTTTGCGCACACTTGCTTCAGGCATCAAGTCCAAATACACCTGATACATGTTGTCCTTCAGCTTCGCCTTGGCGTTGGGGTCAGACAAGTCCATAGAGTCTATGGCCCCGTACAGTTCCTTTAGCAGCTTGCTATTACCCTCGACGATACCGCGCACTTCTTTCCCGCCATCGTCTTCGGACAGGTCTACTTCGTTGTCTTCAATCAAGTTGTCCAGAGTGACGCCTTGTTCTTTGGCGTACGCTTTAGCTGCAAAGTCACGCTCTGCTTTGGTTTCAAACCTGAAAGATTCATACTCTGCGGAGCCCCGCTCTTTGATGCGAAAGACAAAATCGCCAAAACGCATAAGTGGGAAGTACGGTTCAATTTTCCCTTCTTCAAACGCTAGCCGAATGCTACCCATCAGCTTTTGCTTGGTATCCGAAGGCAGGTCTAGCCCATCAACATTGGCCTCCATGATGTCCCGCGCCACGCGATGCATGTCTGCGAAGTAGTCCCGAATTTCACGATACACACGTTGGCCTGCTGCACCTAAAGACGCATAAGCTGTATCTGTTCTTGTGTCCCGAACCCCATTTGCTGGGGGGTTTGAAGGGTCGTACCTAACAAGGGTTGAAGCCGGTATCAGTCGGTCGAGCACCTTCATAGCCTTGCGGTCTTTTCGGGCAAAGTTCACAACCATTCCAGCCTGCTTCGTTGCTTGGGCACGCAGGCTAGCGGCCATACCGTCCATCTTTTGTAACCGGTCGGCTATGTCTACCAGTGCAGGGATATGCTTACCTATAGTGTTGGCAATACCGTTGCGGTCGAAGGTTAGCGCAATGGCTTTACGTGTTGGGCCGTCTAGCTTGTCCCACACACCCCCAAGCCGTGCCCAAATAACACGGGGGTCACGCAAGGCCATAACGCTGCTAAGTGCAGCAGCCCGCTGTTGCCCAAGCTGGGACCGAGTTACTTTGCTCCAAGCCGCATCAGAGTCCGCATCCATTTCCTCTTGGGTTCTTGGTATAGCTGATGCAAGCACCCCTACTTCTGGGAAGCCCCAGCCGCCCGGTCTACGTGAACTTATGAGTTGGTCGGTGTGCTGGACAAGGTCAGACAGTGCATTAGCGTCTTCTTTCGCTACACCAATCAAGCGGCGCAGGGCGTCAACAAACGGCGAGAACAGACCTTCGTCTTTCTCAAATCCTTTCACACCTTTAAGAAACTCTTGCAGCTTAGCATCGGTGTTTCCGTAAGACACAAACTCATGGAGGTTGGTGAACGCTTCACCATAGACAGCTAGGCTGTGTACGTCTGGGTCTACAGTGCCTGCCTCAATTTGTTTGTTTAGTTCAACAGCGGCGGCGTTCATTATTTTTTCCAGCCCATCAACAGCCTTGACCATCTGGGAGTCCACATGACGGCCCATCTTCATGTAGGCCAAAGCGGTGCGTATCTTCTGGGACGTAGCCCCGTGGAATAGCTCGTGTAGCTGCACAACAGCGTTCAGGCCGTTGTTTCTTCCATAGGATTCCCCCTTGGTGTAGACAACCTTTTCGTTTGTGTTGTACAGGGCAAGTGCTCTGTTCCACTTGTCTTTAACCGCAGCTACGCTTGCTGGTAATTCTTGCCCCTTCTCAACCACCACCATCTTCACGTTGCGCACAGTGCTACGCAGTCGGCGGGCCAGTCTCTTCTGGAAGTCTGTGCCAGTCTTTATGATGTGCGACAGGGTCTGACTGGAAGTAGTGAACTTGCTAAACGCTAGGTCTTTCTTACCCTGCGCAGCTTGAATGAAGAACTCGTCGTCAGCAGGCGCGGAGTACTCCCCCGCCAACATTGCCTTTGCCCGCTCACGCACAACCTTGGGCTCGTCGGTGTCTTTGGTTACACGCTCAAGCGTCTTCCTCGCAGCTTTACCACCCTCAGTGTTTGGGTTGTTGGTAGCGTTGCGGTATATGTCATCAAGTTCCTCCAGCCGTTCTTTTTCTTCGGCTGTTAGGTTGGGTTTGGGTTCGGTTGCTTTAGCGGCAGGGGCTTTGGTTTTGGCCAAGATTTCGCTTGGTTTAGTCCCTAAAACTGGGCGCGATTCAGACGGGTTAATTTTTGAATGCAGGACTACGGGCACTTCTTTAAGCCCAAGCTCCCTAGCGGCTTGTAACCTGTGGTTACCTTCAAATACTTCTGGCTTACCCAACGAATTAGTGGTAAGCGTAATTGGGTCAACTATTCCTGTTTTTTCAATGCTGGCTTTTAATGCTGCGTATTCAGGCGTGCTGGTGTCTACTTTGTTTCTCTGCCCAACATCATCCAGCGAAGAAGTAGGCACGGTTTCTACGTCGCCCCTTGTGGTGCGTTTAACCCCTTCCCACGGGTCTTTTTGCTTTTCTTCGGTAGCTTGTTCCGCTTCTTGTTCCGCTTCTTCCGTAAGCTCATCGACGCGCTCGTCTATCGCATCGTCTCTAGCGGTTTCAAGCTGGTCACGCATGATGTCAAGCACGTCATCAGCAGTCTGCTCACGGTCGCTCAAAGCTTCTTGGATGTCACTGATGTCGTCGAGTACGCCGTTTTTCTCCAGCTTAAACATGAAGGGGCGTAGTTGTGCCTTGGTCTCAACCCGGTCACCGTCTTCAATGCGACGCAGTGCCTCACCAATAGGCCCAGCATCTACCTCAGCTTCAGCTTTTTCCCGAATAGCTTGCTCTTGCTCCTCGTCTTTTTCTCTTTCAGCCCTTGCGTCGGCTTTAGCTTTTGCTTCGGCATCGGCCTTGGCTTTCTCTGCTATAGCTTTTTGATTAGCTTCTACGTTGGCCTTGGCTCTTGCCGCAAATTTTTCCTCAGCGGTGGGTTTTTTCTCAGCGGCTTTGTCAGCGGCTTCAGCTTTGGCCTTTGCGTCGGCATTGGCTTTTTCCACAGCGGCTTTTGCTCTCGCTGTTTCAGCCTCTTCAGTATCTTCGGTAAGGGTATCAACGAGCTTGGGTGGTCGGCCTCGTTGCTGAGGGTTCATCGCCCCATCAAATATTTTTTGCCTCTTTGCAATCAGTTCTTCATTGCCCGTTTTTTGGGCCTTGTTCAGCAGCATCGCAGCAATTGCTTGGGTCTTGGTGTCGTAGGTTTTAACCACCTCACCGTTTATTGCGTGGCTCCACTTGCCCTCAGCGTTCTGCGGAGTCGTGTGTACTTCTTTGCCGGGCTTGGCTGCTTTGGGAGGCTTCGGTGCTGCGGGGGCTTCAGCTTTTTTACCACCGGGTTCCCGCACCATGTAGTCGATGCGGTCTTCAAACCCGTTTCGGACGTACCATGCTTTTAGCTGTTCTTGAGAAAGCCCGCGTTCGCCTTTAGGAGTCGCCGCAGGTACAAGTACCAATTTTTTACCGTTAGCATCAGCCCAAGCAGTAATTGCCTTGAGTAGCTTAGACCCTTCGCCCTGCCCTTCTTTGGTAGCTCCCATGCCCGTTATCATGGTAGCGCCGACAAGGTTGTCTGATATATCGTTGTCTTCGTCCAGTACCTTGAAATGCGCGGTGGTTTCTAGTTCCCCTCCTTTTTCCTTTGCAGGGATAAACGCGCCATTTTCATTTACTACGGGTTCAGTGTTTCTGACTTTTACTGGGGCGGCGGGTGCTTCTTGTTCTTGCGCTTCTGCTTGCTTGGCTTCAACGGTTTCAGTGCCATCAGTGGTTCCTTCTTCGGTTTTTTGCTCGATGATTTTTCTTTGGACAGATGCAGTTGGTTTTGCATCGACAGGAGTTGTACCAAGTAAATGGTCTAAAACTATATGCAATGTGCCATCTTCATTAGGGGAAACGGAACGCACTTGCATTGCTTTCCCATCAGAAATAATCCAATCGCCCGCCTTTAATTCGGAGGCAGTAGTTTTTTCTGGTTTGGCGGCAAAATTCACCCCGATAGGCAAGCCGAACATGTTCAGCTTGGGGCGTTCTTCTAATGCAGCGGGCTCAGATACTTCTCCTGTAGCAGGGAGTCCAGCATCCGGCTCAGTAGGAACCACTCCATCTCGTGCAGGTGTTTCAAGTCCTCCGGGGGTCTCTGCTCCGGGCTGGCCAGCCACGCTAACGCTCTCTCCACTTGGAGTGGGCTCAGTTCCTGCAACATTTTGGGCTCCTTGGGTTTGCGCTCGGCGTTGTAGTTCCGCTTGAAGCGCCTCGACTAACGGCTTGTTAGGTGCCTCTTGTGCCTCTTGCATCTTGAGCGTCTCGGCCAGCAAAGCGTCAGGCCATGCAGATAGCTTAGACATATCTTGGGGTGCTGCAAGACCTTTTTCTAATTGGATTTCGTTTGGTGGTTGGACAGCCGCTGGTCCTGCCGCAGCCGCTGCTTCTTCTGCAATTTGCTTCTGCGCTATGCGCAACGCATTCTCTCTGGGGATGCCCCGTGAACGCAGTCGTTCAGCAATGGCGTTTACTTTTGCTTCGGTGTCTTCGGCTGTGGGAGCAAACAACGGCGGGCCATCCTCCGCACGTACGTTTTCTAGACTACCTAGTCCGGGTTCTTCTTCCTCCCGCATGCCCACGTTTTCTAGGTCTCCTAGTTTGGGTTCAGCGGCGGCTTTTTCTGCGGGGGGTGCGTTCAAGGCACCTGAAGTAGAGGCAAAAGGAACCCGTTTTGCTTCAGCCATAAGCTTTGCTCGGCTTATTTCCCCCGGACGCTCGTACGCACCCTCACGAGGGCCGAGTAGCTCGTTGGTTTTCTCTATGCCGACTATTTGGTTGGAGGTTTTGCGGAGTCGTTCTCTTGCCTCAGCTATTGCTTGTGGGGTGGCCTTAGCGCCTTGAACACCTTTAACCCCAGCAACGGTAATCCCAGCAGTAGCTCCGGCTTGCAACACTGTTTGCCGTAGCGTTTCTTCTACTTGTTGGTACAGGTCAATAAGGCTAGGTTTTTTGTTCAAACCCACACTAGGCAGCACGTCAATACCGTACTGCGTTATGGCGGTGGCTATTTCAGGGGGTAGCTCTGTTGCTACAGACGTTGCTAAGTACTTAGGTATGCTGGCTGTGCCGTTTTTAGCTACAAATGCTTTTAAACCCGCAAGGGCTTTGGTCATACCAAGGCGTTCAAAAATTATTTCCGCCGCAGTCATTGCTGTTGCCCGTGTGGCAGATTTTGCGATGTCAAGGCCCGCAGCCCTACCTTCTCCGTAGGATTTCCCAAACGAAGTAAGCCCCACTTGCGCCAACACGGGTGCGGAAGAACCAGTCAGCGCGCTTAACACCAAGAAAGGTGCTTGTGCCGCAAGGCTTGTAGCTGCCCCTTGAAGCGACCTATCAAAAACGCCTTCTCCTTGGGGGATTGCAGCAGTCCTAGCGCCCTCTATCCGTTGGGTGTTTGCTAGCTCTCTAGAAAACTCTTTATCCCCGGTAATGTCCGCCAAAAACTGTCCCACACCCGCAACGCTTTTTGTGCCTTCCGACATAACTCCAGCCTCAACGCGTTTAGCCAACCCTGCATCTTTGAGTTCTTTGGCTTGTTGCTCCGCAGCGGCGGCAGCTTGCTCACCAACTACATCGCGGTCAACAGCAGCCATAGGCTGCGTAGCAGCCCCAAACGCAATCCTGTTCGCAGCAATGCCCGGAGCAATGTCAGCACGTACTCCTTGGCCAATCAACTCTTGGGTGACATCTTCTACCCGAGAGCTTAGCTTTCGAGCAGCGCCAGAAATGTAGGATGTTGCCGGGTCGGTCACTTTGCCCCAAGCTTTGTTTCGCGCAGCCACTGCGCGCACTGCACGGCCTTTAACCGTATTTCTTGGGTTTTCTACCAATGCTTGTTGCAATGCAGCAATTCTTTTGGCGGGGTCTAGCTGATTGAACTGCGCCTCTAGTGAGGACACGTACTGTGGGCTAACCCCAGCCATGTTGAGGGCTGTTTGAGTTCCAGCTACCGTACCAGCAGGTTCAGATGTTGTGGATTGCACGTCATACAAGGACGGCGTACGCCGAACCCGGTCGTCAACAGTACGAGCAACTTGGGCTGGCGCAAGAGCAGGAGGTGGTGCAGGGGGTACTACCGCAGCGGCGGGGGCGGGTTGTTGGCCTTGCGCTTGGGCTCCTTGGGCAAGCAGGAATTCTCCAGCCTTGGTACTTCCAATAGCAGGAGGCGCACCAGCATCTACACCCTTACGTGCTAGCTCTTTCCTGAGCGCAGCAGCATTTTTTTCCGCAGCAGCCAACTCCGCTTGAGGGATAGAGATTTGCTCTGGCCCTTTTGATGCTTCGTTTTGCGCAGCTTGGGCACGGGCTAGGTTGTCTGCGGCGGTTGAGGTGGCAGCGGGGGCCGCAGCAGGTGTGGGTGCTCCACCGCTTATGAGTCTTTTGACTACACCTTGGATTACTGTAGGGCTTGTTCCATCAGGAAACTCTAAGACGCGCCCATCAGCGAGTTCGGCTTCAATCGTCATAACGCCCTCACTGAATTTGGTTTCCGTTCGCGTCAAATTTTAGTCTAGTTCCACCCTTAGCACCACCGGTTCCACCACTAGCAGATGGACGCGCACCCGCACGGCGTTCTACTTCCCTAGCAATAATTTCTCGGCGAACTTGGTCTGGAGTTTTTGCCCCCTTAACTTTTTTAGCCGCATTTGTCAGAGCCTCTTGGTACTCTTGTTCCATACCAAGTTTTGATAGCGTGTACTCGGCAGCAACGTCTTTCTCTACTTGCAACCGCGCCGCATTTTGCTTTTCCTCAATCTCTTTCCGTTGCTTCTCTTCATCGGCGGCTATCTGAGCAGCAGTTCTTTCACCCATCGCTGTTGCGGATATACCGGCGGAGATTGGGCTTGGACGTGTAAGGCCCAAACTTTCTCTCCAAGCTGCGGCAATACGTTTTGCTTCTGGGTCTTCCGGGTTTGCTATTTCTGCTGCAAAAGCTTTTTGTGCTTGAACCGCATCGGATTCTTTAACCGCCGCAACAGGTCTAAACGACTGAGGTTTAGCCGCTCTAGCTGCTTGAGCCAAAGACCCAAGGCCCATATTACGTGCTGCGGTTTCCGCTTTGTACGCATCAATCTTGTTCTTCTCGGCAGCTTGCTCGTACGTATCAGCTTCTTTAAGTAGGCCCGCTTTTTCTGCACGTTGAGCCTTGGCCAAGTTAATGTTCATCTCAGTGAAGGATTGGTCTGCCTTACGTTTAGCAGCCAGTGCAGGGGCGTAGGAAGAAGCAAACGCAGAACCCGCAGCGCCAATACCCCTTATGGCGTCATTACCTTGGAGCATTGCACCTGCTGCTTGGAGCGCAGCTAACCCTTTACCTTCACGCAGTGAGCCTTCGTTCTCTCCGCGCATATCGGAAATTTGCTTTTGGATATCGGTGTAGGTTTTGTCCCCACCAAGTGTATTTTGCAACCGCCCAAGCCTAGCTATTGTGTCGGCTTCCATTTGGGTGTCATTGCGCAGCGTTATACCTTTGCGACTTTTACCTGCGCGCATTTGCCCCAAAAACTCTTGTAAGATTTCATCGTATACGTTTTGGTTTCCTTCTGACTCAATTTCATCCGCGTTACCGCCGTATCCACCTACTTCACTTTCTAGTACGTTTAACCCACTAGGGGTTTGTACAAACCCACCGTCTTCAAAAGCAACCACGCCGCCTTGGGCCATGTTGTAAGCACCGGCAAGTCCACCTCGTTCAGAGGCACGGGTAGCTAGTTCAAGTTGCGCTGCTTGGAGTTCGGCTGCGCTGGATGGGTTTTGAATGATTTGCTGTAGCTGCTCGTCGGTGAGCTTGTCCACTGCGTCGGCCATCTGGTTCTGGTCGTTCATTGCATTGACTTCACCACCGCCAGCGTAGCTGCTCACTTGACCACCTTCAGCCCTACCCATAAGCTGACTAGCCCCATACGCGCCCATACCCAAAGCGCCAACGGTCTGCAATGTTGACGGGGGAGCCTGATACATAGATGCTGTAGATTGCTGACCCAACGGCAAGCCTCGAACCAAATCGGACATAAAGCCAATCTGCTTGTAGGGGTAGTTCTGTTGGTTCAAGAAGTCTTGATACCCAAGGTCCAGACCTCGTTGTGCTTGCGCTTGCTGCTGACCGCCGTATTGGTTTTGCAACTGATTGATAGCCGTGTCTTGGGTAATGCCTTGACGGAACTGATTTGCAGCTTGGTCGTACGCAGCTTGGGAGCCCTGCGCTTGAATTTGGTTCATCTGCTGACCAAGGTTACGTTCACGTTCTGCCCGCATGATGGCATCTCGACCACCACCAAAAGCACCGGACTGAGCAGCTTGCGCTTGCTGCTGCGTACCCATAATCCCCGATTGCCGAGCAGCCTCTTGCTTCTGTACGTCCACCACATTCTGCATGTACGGGGACATGTATGCGTTGACACCTTGGCCAAAAGCTGCTGGCCCAGCCGACATGTTTGAAGCTGCCGTTTGTGCCTGCTCCTGCATGGGAGAAAACCCAGCAATCCGAGGTTGGTCGTAAGCCTTGTACGGATTCTTATTGATGTCCGTAAGGTTAGCTGCATTGGCCAACGTGTCCTTGGCGTAGCCCTTGGCCCAATCTGGAAGGTCAGTAGCACTTACAGTGGTGCTAGCGGGAGAAGACCCACCTCCACCATCACCTAAAACTAGGCCACCACCTGCTTTACGGCGTGTTGCAGAGTCGCCAAGGGGCTCACCCATTGCATAAAGTTGACGGCGAGAATAGCTCATGTTTCTTCCTTAAAGAATTTTTGGTACATCACACTGCGTACCTCAAACCCATACTTATCAGCTTGTTTGCGCCAGCCCGGTCGGCCAACGAACTCAACACCGGCACACCCGGCGTCCTTAGCAAACCTGTCAAGCAGGTCGAATATTTCGTCATCCACATACTGCATGTGGTTAGGTTCCCCGGCGCAATACTGGACAACCAACATCTTGCACTGTGGGTATTCCTTTATTTCCGTAACCACATGCCCGTAGATTGTATTTTCTTCATGCCCAATCCACAACTGCATTTGCCCATTCAGCACAAACCGCAGAATATCATCAACCGTAGCTCTACCCCTCGACCATTTTTCCGACTCCCTTAGATAGGGAAGCAGTGCCGGTATCACACCGGACACCATGCCCGGAGGGACCAAAGATGCCTTCATGCGGGCAGGTACTTGTCGGCGCGGCTATTCACCGCAACTTTGCCTTTGCCTACAGATTTCTTGCGTCCAGCTTGGATTCGGTCCATCATGGCGTACAACTTACGCGCACCAGCATCCGTAGAGCCATTGCCAATCTCAGAGACAATGCGGGCTGGAATCACAAACTCGCCGTCGGCTAACCGGGCAGGGCGTCCCTTACCAATAGTGGCAGGGATAGAATCGGACACACCGTCACCGGGGCCCTTGAGCAACCGACCGCCATCCGAGTACGAGCCTAGGTCGTAGGGGCTGGACATGCCGCCTTGGGTATACGGATGAATTGCGCCCCCACTTGCCCGCCCCTCACCCATACCCCATCCCCCTGCGGGGTGTCCTTCGCCAACATGTGCACCGCCACCACCACGACCGGAGTCTCCGGGATTACTTTCACCATCATTGGATGGGGGCGCAGGGGGAGCAGTGTGGCCGGGAGGCGGCGTATTGGGCATTTCATTTGCGATTCTTGCAACTGCCTCGGCTCTTGCTGCTGCTTCAGCATTACCATCGGAAGTTGGTACTGAACCTATGTTCTGAGGCTTAGTATTGGGGTCATTAAATCCCGGAGTCCCCGGCCCCATACTGTATGGATTTGGAGTAACGCCGGGCAAGTAGCCACCAAAAACTGTACCCGTAGCATTTGCCTCAGTTATTGCTTGTTGCTGGGCTTGGGTAGCCGCTTGCGAGTCCAACGCTTTTTGCATTGCAGTTCCGGCAATTTGATTTTGTTTTTCTAGGCTTATGGTCGGATTTACGCCCATTTTTTCCAACCTGCTGTCGTACCATTTGTCTTTACCTACAGCTTTAGCAAGCATTCCTAGAGTGGTATACCCTAACGCATCTTGACCTAAAAGTGCTAACTCCCCTTCAGTTGGGTTTTCTGCGTAGTACGCAGCGCGTTCTTCAGGCGTCATTTGCGACCATGCGCTTGGGCCTTCTGAATCACTCCCACGCCCACCACCGCCACCACCTCGCGTATTGCTAGCCACAGGGGTTTCAAGGAAAGGTAACTCAACTTTGGGTGTTTCAGTCTCAACCCCAGTCCCCGGTTTTGGCGCAACTTCTACCCCCGTTCCCGTTCCTGTTCCTCCTGATACCCGCTTGAGGTAGTCGGCAAAGAGTTGTTTCTGGTCGAGCGGTGCAGGGGGAGCGCCCACCTGTTGGGCTTTCAAGCGTTGAATTTCGCGCAGGCTTCTGTCGTGTTGGGCTAGCAATTCACGAATAGCGGGGCTCATTGCTACGCCATCGTAGTCTTTACCTCCCGTGCTGCCGCCTTCAGCCATATGCGTAACGCCACCCTCAGCAGCATAGTAAGGGCGGTTGTAGGTCTGTTCAATACCTTGCATGTTAGGCTTGGGAAGAGAAGTGCCATAACCGGAGTAGTACTGAAGCTTGGCCCTAGGTCCTCGGTCGCTATCTGTAGTCTTTTGAGGTGTGTTGGTTTCGTCGGGGGTCATTGCGGCTGTAGCTACGCCGAGAGACGTAAATGGATTGGCCTTGATGTAATTCAGTGCATTCGTGCCGGTAGCACCGGCCTTGAGCGCATCGAAACGCTGCCCCATAGACATACTATCCAGTGCCGCTGCTTGTTGGGCTGCTTGGGCCGCAGGGGTTGCCGCCGCCGCTGCTCGGGCTACTTCGGCTGGTGCTGTGCTGACAAGAGCGGGCAGGGGCTGATTAAGGAAGCTGCTTGACTCCCCCAAAGAATAGCCAGTAGTCGAAGGCGCGGCAGCGGCGGTAGAACCAGTAAGGGCGTATGGAGATGTTGCGCCCGTAGGAATTTCAAGCGCTGTCGCAGGAGCCGCAGCAGAAGTACCCATACTTCCACCCATAGTACCAAGCCCGGCTCCCATGAACGACTCAGCCATGCCCGCGCCACCGTATGCGCTGATACCAACCATAAGACTCTTTCTCAAGTCTCCACCGTTAGTCGCAGCAGATGCAGCGCCGACAGAAAGCGCAGCATAGCCAGCAGGCATACCCATAGCAGCCAACCCAGCACCAGCCGCCATAGGCAGCAGCGCGGACAAAAACCCGGCTTCGGGCAGGCCAGTGTGGGGGTTGGTGGTCAAGGAGCCACCGTGCTGTTGGGCCAAAGACTGGAGACTATTTACTTCTCCGGGGGTCATATGGACGAGCGTAGTGTCGGGCCCACGCCCATGAGCGGCTAGGTGTTTGGCGGCGATTTGAAGGCTCATAAATAGTCCTTAGACGGCGGCTATGGGAAGCGCGGATACGAATGACATTGTAGCGACCACAGAGGCAGTTGAGGGGCGAACTGGGCCAGTGGAAGCTGAGTATGTTTGAATAGTTACGGTTGCAAGTGTGGTTGACCAGTAAATCTCTATATAGTCATTTGCAGCCATACTTACGTAGTAATTCCAACCAGTAATCTGATGCGCCTCTTCACCTGCGGAAGCACTTTTTCTAGCGGGGATGGACACCAAACCAGTTGAACCCGGAATGTCTGTACCGTTTTGGCGCAGCCAGATGCTGATGTCTTGAATTTGGTTATCTGTGTTTTGAAACTGGGCACTGAACTGGAGGTTGTATATACCTGCGTTCTGCACCGTGATTTTGGATGAACTGATAGTGACTTGGTTGCTGAAGTCCGTAGTATCCAGTGCCATTAAGGTGGCGGTGTTAGCCGTTGTAGTCTGGTCGGTATAGTCAGCAAATGCGCCGTAAGGAGCCCGTAGATATGACCCACCACCACTGTCCAGCAACGCTGAAAATGAATTGTCTAGCTGGTTGAAGTACAACCGTAAAACATTGTTTAACTGGTTGGCGTAATTGGGGTCGTAGTCTGACGGAGCCGCAGGAAGGCGTGGCTGTTGTGGTGGGCGAAGGTTTGGGGCGTAGGTAGCCATTTATCGTCTGCCGTCAGGACGCAAATCAATTCTAGGAGCGCCAAGCTGCCACTGCGTACCAAGCGTATTGGATGAAATCTTCATCTGCATCTGACGACCACGGATACGGATGTAAACCTGCCCAGTGAACTCATCCACATTGATGACCGCAGGAGCCAAGCCGTTGTACGTTACCCCTGCATTACCAGACTGCGTAATACCTGAGCCAGAGTTGTTTAAACCTTGTAGATACATGGTCACTTGCGGAGTGGTTCCAGCCGTAGAGCCACGGAAGGTCAAATCAGGAATCATGCGGTACACAAACGCAAAGTTGTGCCCATCCCCAATGTCGTACTGCGCGGAGGTAATGTACGCTTCAATAGGCAGCGTTGTGGTTGTCTCGTTGTCATCTACACCATATTCTTGGTTGACGATGTTGTAGCTGTAGGTAGCTGCAATAGGGTAGTTACGCAGACCAGTATCTAGCCAAGCAGTACGAGCCATAGTGCCGTACTGCCACAGGTCTTCAGCGTAGTTGTAGATGACGTATCTATCAACCGTGTAACTATTTTTTGAACAATAGAACCACCAAACTTCGTTAAAGCCTTCGTTAGTACCAGCGCATATCTGGTCATACTGGAGGGGATTGATGTCACTGTAGATGAACTGCCGCAAGTCACAACGCAGTGTCTGAACCCGTCCGTCATACTTGTAGAACTTATCCACACCCATCCAGTAGGTAACTCCCGAACCGATTGCCGCTGCGTTTGGCCCAGCAATAGAGATATTGTCGGCAAGAAGCTGTGTGCCCCACACATACGGTGGGCCAAGGTACTGCAAGGAATACAACGCTTGGTCTGTCCAAACCACAATTTCCTGACGGCTTTGTAGCGTAGTGACAATTTTGGAGCCGTGAGACAATCGCACACTGCCCGCTTGGTTGGTTACCGCTGGATACCATACTGTCAGAGATTCTTGGTCAGACCACCGAATAAGCATTGGGTCAATAACTGTGCTGCCGTAGTCGTTTGTGCCAAACACAAGCAGAAAACGACTGACGTCCGAAACGGTAAACGTATTTTGAAACAGCGGGGTGTATCCATCCGCTCCAGAAAGTGAAGAAAGCAAAATCCCCCGTTGGGAAATTGTTTGCGTACCGGATTGCGTACCAGTGGTAGTGATTGCCGCCCCACCAGAAGTAGCCGATAAGTTGAACGTAGTAGCGGTGAGATACTTTGTCCAGTACGTAACCCCCGGCAACAAGCCGGTTGGCAACCACCCCGTAGTAGACAACGTGATGGGAGTTTTATCAGCAAGATTTAACGTAGTAGTAACTACGCAAGGGGAAGCAATGGTCATTGTTACCGTAGACCCGCTAAGACCAACACCGGCATCCCAGTAATACAAAGGCGCCCCTCGGGGGCCGTACACAAGGTTCTGGCCCCAGTTCATTTGGTTCCAGATTCGCATCGCGTCCGAAGACGCAGTACCAATACCCCAAGTACCAGAATCCCAAGAACTTGCTCCCCAACCAGTCAACGGTGCTGCGTATGATGGGCCGGTGTTAATTTGGTAGACGGCGTATATGGTTCCGCCACCCGCAGAACTTGCTGATGCTGTGCCCGTTACCACAATGGTGTAGGTTGTTGCAGTTGCGTACGTAAGCTGGTATTCAGTACCCGTTGTGATGGTGATACCGTTGAACGTGACCGAGGCCGCGCCAGAACAGTAGAAAGTAACGTAGTCGTTGTTGATGAACCCACCGTTTGCATCTGTTACGGTAACCGTCGTAGTTGTTGCGGTATTAGTAGATGTAGCGGTAGTGAACGGATTGCTAAGTGTATTAGTGACACGAAGAGGAGTAACGTCGTTGTAAAGCCCACCGCGCTCAATGTAGAACTTGAGGTTTGTGCCAACGCCCAGTAGGTTTAATGAACCCAGCGTTATCCAGTTCCAAAGGGAGCGGCATACGCCGAGGAACGTAGCTGCGGAAATGCACTGCCATCCACCAATCTTCTCAGGCGTACCTTGACGGAACCGCACTTTGTCGGACTCGTACCAACCGCCCTCGTTGGTGTAGCGGGTGTTCTCCCTGTTTACACCGGGCTTGAGAATGACTTTCTGTAGTGGCATGTTTACACGTTCCGCTCAAAGTGCGGGCAGTCTACCAGCGAACGGAAATTTCCACCCCAGCGGTTCTTGGGGTGTAGGGATTCCCAGTACGCACCCAGTGGGGCCAAGATACCCTTATCCCAAATGATTTTGCCATCACGGAAGAAGTTGAGGTCGGCAGCGCACCGCTTCAGGTGGATGGAGTTCATGGTCTTAGACCGCCCCGTCTTGAAGTAGATGGCCTGCTGCTCAGGGGTACGGGCAAGTTCCCCGCCAGTAACCATAAAGCCTTGGTCGGTGGCGTACTGCACCAGCTTGCAGAAGTCCAGCAGAAACGCTGCTTGTTCTTGACTAAGGCTCATACCACCTCCGATTGTTTGGGTTCTTCATCTGTTTCACCGTGGGACAACTTCACACCAGCCAGCAGACCAATAAATCCACCGACAATGGTTTGAAATGCTGGGCTGATAAGTTTGAAAATTTCAGCGTTGTCCACTTTTTCGTCAAACAGACCCGCCATAAGCACGGCGACCATTCCGATGATTACTACGCAAAGGGTAAAGCTGACCATGAGAGTCACAAGGAAAGTCAACTTGGCTTTCATTTATTGCTCCTCATCTCTGCCAGCTTCTCCACAGTCCTGCCGCCAAAATAGGCCAAGAACACTATCTGCCCCCATGTCCCCAAGAGGCTTACGAAACTCTCTTGCGGGCTGTATCCAAAGGCTGACATCATGGTGAACAAGAAGTAGCCTACAAAAATGGCAATCAAGCTGATGGGCCGGATATTCTTGGACAGCCACGAGTCCGATGACATGTCCGCTTTCCAACGGTCTGTGACGTTCTCCGCATCAGACTGTGCGGCCTTGGCAAGCAACTCCAGCTCGGCCAACTCCATCTTGGCTTTCTCAATGCCCAACTCCAGCAGACGTTCTTCATGGTCATACTGAAGCTGCCGCAGCTTGGCAACGTCCTCGGGGGTAGGGTTGTCGGGAATCTTTACGCCCAAAGTGTTCTCTACGACTTCTTTGCCTTTGGCTTGAATAGCCGAGGACAGCAGCGTCAACCCGTTTTCTGCCAGTGTGCCTAACAATGCACCGAGTATTGGAATCATCAGAAGCCCCTATTCGTTATAACGTGAAATGCCACACTGACCAATGGAACGATGATAGCGGAAGCACCGGCAATCCACAACGTGTTCATAATAATCGTCACTTTCATTTCCTTGTCCTTTTGCTTGCGTTCCGCGTCTTCTCTTTCTAATGTATTGCGCTCCTTAATCATCCGTGTCCGCTCTGCCATCATCTCTTCCCAGACCTGTGCGTTCCCGCTGTAAAAGAGTATGTCCTTCAGTTCCTTCTCATACTCTCTCAGCGCCTTGGAGGCCATCGCTATTTGGAGTGCTTGAGAGCTTATCTGTGCATCTGTCTTTCCAATTGAAGCAATTCGCGCCTTGGTGCTTGCTAAGTGAACGGTGTCAGCCGCCGCATAGAAACTGGAGAACTCCTTGTAAAGACCGTGTATATCCTTCCCCAAGGCAATCGCTTTTTTATACCAGCTACCGCGCCTTGCGCCATTGCGAAGGCTGTGAATGGGTCAATCATCAGGACAACTCCTATTTCTTGTTCACTACCGCCCACCGGCAAATACGTCCGTCTTTGTCCACAAACTCATTTGCGCTTGGCTTGTCATCCTTCTTAGGGATGCGGCAAACCAACACCGTTTTGGTATCGGTATTGGGCCACGGGTTATCAGCGGAGGCAAGTTGGTCAATCACTGGCTACAACGTCTGGGGGCGGTGCTTGCTGGGTAAATTCGTATGTGACCATGATTAAATCCTTATACGGTAGTGCGTGTTCTAATGGTTGTTATAAAAATAGATTGCGAAGTTGCATAACCATTGTTTATGCGGTATTTTGCTGCGCCGCTGTTGTAAACCAAACCAATTTGACTTGCGCCCCCAATTCCTGATACAACAGATGCCGCGCCGCCAAGTTTTACAACAATACCACCATAAGTAAAAAATACTGCCCCATCTCCATTGCCATTATTGTGAATGACAACTATTCCAGAACCTGCTGCTAAATCATAAGTTGCGGCTGCTGCCAAAGTCGTGTAATTAGGTACTGAAGTTGACGCAGCAAAATCAACACCCCAGTTAGTGCTTGGCGTTGCTACTGCGGCAATAGAACCCGTAGCAGACAGAGTGGTAAATGCACCAGTAGACGGTGTAGTAGCGCCTACAGTGCCGTTCATTACTGCGCCCGTCAGCGTCTTGTTAGTCAACGTCTGGGTGTCAGTCGTACCGACAACATCACCGGCAGGGTTGCCAACGCCACCAGCGGGGAATGTGACCCCAGATGTTCCAGAGATAGTCGTAGTCATTGGGTCACCTCATCTGCGGGTTGTGGTGTGTTGCCTTCAGCAAGCCATGCTTGGAACTCGGGGTTTTCTGCTATGCAAGTCATGCGGCACAAGCCGTCATCGTCAATACGGGCGTAAATTTGTGGTTCGCCTTCAACGGCGGGTAGGCATTTGTAAATCATAGTTCAGCACTCCATGCAAGAAATGTGGTTGCATTAACAGCCCTGCCAAATCCACCCCTACCAACTGTCAAGCCAGATGCAACAGTCAATTTTGACGCTCCGCTATCAACTGATGCAGCGGTAAAAACAGGAACAGCAGAACAGGTAAAATTAGAACCAGATTCTCCATAAGAATAGTCACCAGCAGTGCCAGATTGTTCTAGCGCAGTTGGAGATGTTCTTAAAGTTACTGGGTATGGCGTTAGTACGATGGCTTCAGTTGTCGCTTGTGTAAACGCACTTCCAAATGACCTACTGACTGCACCTGGAGTAGTTCTGTAATAGTACCGCTGGCATAAAAATAACTCAGTCCCATACGGGCGGTAATCAAACGATGTAGCTGTGCTGCCTTTTTCTAGCTGCACGCCTGTGATATAGAACGTGGCTCCGCTGGTTCCGACTACTGATACAGCGCCCGTGGCTGAGTTGTAGTTGGTTGCTGCCCAAGCACCAGCAGTACCAGAAAGAGTGGAGCCAGTACCAATAGAAAAAATTACTGAAATTCCAATTCCACTAGTTGTAAGCCATGTTCCTGTTGTATCGCCAGCAATAGTTACTGATGCTTGGGTCCAAGTGTTTGCGGAAGATATGGTGTATGTAAACGGGTAAGACCTGTTTGCAGCACTATTTCTTAGTGAACCGCCAAATGTTCCCGTCAGACTTGAGTACACCCAAAATGACAAGGTGACAGTTGCAGCAGAAGCAGTGCCCCACGCTAAGTCGGCTACGTTTAACCCTTCAATCTTTTGTTGTACATTAAAAGTTTCTGCTGCACCAACTGTATACGCAGATAGTGATGTACAACCAAGATAGTTTATGTACCCTGTTGGAGGCGTTACTGCCCCAGCATTTTGCCCAATCTTAAATTTGGACACAACACTAGTACCAACTGTCCATCTATCAAGATAATACGTACTGTTGACGGCAGGATTCACCTCAGTCCCAGCATTGCGCTGGTCAATCACCATCGCGCCGTTGATGATGCGATTTTTGAAGCCAAAGGTTGAGGCGGTGTCAAACTGCCCTGCAAGGGTAATACCCGTTGTGCCGTTTATTGCTAGTGTCATGGTGTTCCTTTAAGCCCAAGTGCCTACGTTGGTGTTTGCACCGGATGCACCCACTGGGTAGATCTTGATGAAACTTGACTGATATGTTGAGTACGCCCCACCGGGGGCGGCAGACAAAGAATACTGAGGAATGAATGTGCCTCCAGCACTTATTGACACCATGCCTTTTACGGTGTAGTACACGCCGGAAGACGCAGCAGTAATTGCAGAAGTAATAACAATCGCCGATACCCCATTTGTATCAAAACGTCCGGCACTTGTGGTATTTGAATCTGGTAAATTTCCACCATTCCCGCCAAATGCTTGGTATGTTATTTGATTAACTGTTGCAGTTCCACCTATAAGGAACGAAACGGTGTGTGAAGTTGTTCCAGCACTTTTTACAAGGGAAAAAACTATCTCAAACTCGTACACCGTGCTTGCAGATAGCGTAGCGCCCACGCCAAAAAGGCTTTGCACCCCGGTTGCGTCTGCTCCTACCAAACTAGCATTCAAGCGATAAAGCTGCATCCCCGGTACAATGCCACGCTGCGTGCCCAGCGGAGTGACGTACACCACTTTACCGTCGTACTCAATCGCACCGGCTGTAGCAGAGGTCAGGTTCGTACCCGAGGTAAGCAAAATAGCCGCAGTTGATGTAGTCCCCGCAGGAATGACCGCTCCAGCAGTGCTGGCTCCAGATACCAACGTACCCGTCTGCGCTGGCAGCGTCAGCGTGTAGCTGCTGTTCGTGTTGGGCGAAGCAATGGTCAGCGTGCCTGTGCCGCCTGCATTGCCTTGGATTTGTACTACGCTCATATTTTTTCCTTAAACGACTGACCAGACAGAGCCGGTCGGCACAGTAACAACTACGCCGGTAGCTACAGAAACTGGGCCAAATGTGCCCGCGTTGTTGTTGGTCGTGATGCTGTAGCTGGTGTTCACAGTCTGACCGTTCTCGTAGAAAATCTGGTCGGCTCCACCGCCTGTAGCACCGCCGCTACCTGAGACCTTAATAAAGTCCGAACCGTTCCATGTGCAGATTGCCGAACTGCCCGCGCCGATAGTTACCCCGGTGGTCGGGCCTGTGCCGCACAGCTTGATGGACTGGGTGCTGGAGGTTTTGTTGACGACGATGTAGAACTGACGGCTACCTGACGATGCCGCCGGGGCAATGATGGTACGGGTTGCTGTTCCAGCCGCCGTCCAAAGGATGACTGCGTATTGGGAAGAAGTGCCGCTGAGAGATGCGTTGGTGGTCTTGGTGAGCGTTACATCTGCATCAGTGCTGATGGTGTTTGTGCCTGCAACCGCCGCATCAAGATAGGCAGTGATGTAGTTGTTGACCGTGTCACCCCATGTACCGGACAGTTCGCCCGTTACTGGAAGGGCAAGGCCCAAAAGTGCGGAATAAGCAGTTGTCATGTAATCATTCTCCAAGAGAGGGAATCTTCATCCCATTCATACATATTGTCGTCCACGGGCCGCTCCACTGGCGGTTGCCATAAGCAGGTGTCTTCGTTCAGCGTCCAGCTATTGTAGGGCTTTGGCGGTATAAACGCATCCCGGCTAGGGTCGTAGGTATAGCCTACTGCTGCGTAATTTTTGCGAAAGTTGCGGTTATACGATGTTTGTTTCCAATTGGTATACCCGCCCGACCAGTTTATAAGAAAAACTACTCCCATAACTTCTACTTCAACGTTGTTAACCATTAGTTCGTTATTGTGGACGCAATGCACTTCTACCACTACGTTGTTCTCATCAAGTTTTGCAAAATGTGCCATGTTTAAAACGTAATGGTTCCGTTGCCTGTAAATTTGTAGTACCGGTAAGTTGCGTCTGTTGTGACCGTTGGACTTCCAGTAGTAGATGCCGCTACTGGAAATCCTATGGAATACCTAAGAATAACAATTCCTTTACCGCCTGCGCCTCCAGTAACGCCCGCAGCAAGTCCGCTACCACCACCACCACCGCCTGTTTCATCTGCGGCTGAAGTTCCAGAAACAGAGCCTGATACACCACCATTACCACCGCCGCCTGCACCGCCTTGACCTATGGGATTCCCAGATGTAAACACATCTCCACCGCCACCGCCAGCATAATAGTTGCCCGAACTTGTAAGTGCAATGCCAGTGGTAGTGGCCGTTGCTGGGGCGCTCATAACAAAAGACCCTGCACTACCAGAAACTATGTATGTCGCAAGGCTAGAAATAGTCGCGCCAGTGACGGTAGCAGTTCCAGTAGTGTTTGCGGAAAATGTTGTGGCAGTAGTGCTAGATGACGCGACTTGATACGTTCCGTTCCAGCTTGCGCTAAAAGTAAGTGTGGTAGACGCTACTGTTTGAGATATGTTTACTGTCCAACTTAATGCACTGCCACCAGTAATATAAGTTCCAGCAGTTACGCCTGTTCCTGTTACAAGCTGCCCAATTGCAATACTTGTACCAGATGAAACGGTTAGAGTATTTGCTGTTATAGACCCTGTAGTTGAAACTACAGAACCCGTAACCCCAGCAATCGTAATTGCCATACCCGCAGCGAATGGGGCTGAACCTTGAGTTGCATAGTTAACCGTAACTACGTTAGCCGCCGCTGTTATGCTTGTAATTGCTATAGATTGTGCGGTTCTAATGCCAGTTCCAGTAACCTGTGTTCCTGGTACACAAGCCCCTGCGCTTGTGGCAGTAACTGTTAATGTTGTAGAACCAGAAGTAATGTTTCCCGTTCCAGCAAATGGGGTGATAAAGTTAGTTAGTACACCAACACCACCAAATCCAGGCTTTTGATTTTGTAAACCATATTGACCAACACCCCCAGCACCACCACCGCCACCGCTTGGGTAATTAACTTGCCCTCCACTAGAGTCATTACCGCCCCTGCCGCCAGCATTGCCTTGGCTTGATGGAGTCCCATTTGCTGAACCAGCAGCATTCACCACACCGCCAGTTGTTGCGCCGCCACCGCCAGAACCACCATTACCACCAGCGCCTGGGGAAAAACGTCCATTTCCTCCAATACCGCCGCCAGAAGCTGTTATGGTAGTTCCACCAGCAATAACACTATTACCACCAGCAGTTGCAGATGTAGAAGAGTTGTAAATACCACCAGCGCCAGCAGCGCCAACTGTAATGGTGATTGCGGAACCTGGGGTTACAGAATAGCCTGTTGAGGTTAAATACCCGCCTGCACCTCCACCGCCACCAAAAACACCGCCGCCGCCGCCACCTGCAACCACCAAATATTCAATATCAGGTGTATTGTATCCAGGCCATGTCCCCGCTTGCCTAGCTTGCATTGCTTCTGTTTGCGTCCATATCCCAGCCGCAGCGGAACCGCTGGTAGGCGCAGCCGTTGCAGACAGAATGGAACCTTTATAACGATTCATTAGCTGATGGCCTCGTAGGTAGCAACCATTTCAATAGAGTTAGTCGTTCCAGATGTCACTACAATGGATTGCGCCTCACCTACGTAAAGCATGGTGCTCTTGTCCACCACTACCAAAGACGAATTTCCGGGAACACTGGTTTGGTACGTCAAACGGTACGCCGTACCGCCACCACTAATTGCGCTGTTGATGGATACCGTAATAGTCGCAGCAGTTGCTGTGACGTTAGTCGCCGTCATGGTGTCAATCTTGTTGACGGTTCCCGCTGCGGGCGTTAATCCAGTCCATGCAGTAGCTGTTGTAGTTGTCGGCACAAGGTAGGTAGTCGCTCCAAGGATGGAGGACAAGTTGACCATATTCGGGTTTGCCATAGGTTTCCTTTATATTCCAAACACCATAGCCATCATGATTGCTTTGCCTTCTGTAATAGAGACATTGGCAGGGTAGGTCACAAACACTGTTACGGTTGCCCCGAACGTGCTGACTGCGGCGTTGCTGTTACTGGACGAGATTATGGTGGTGCGGGTCAGGGTTGGGCCAGAGGTTGCATAAGTTCCAATCCCAACTTCCCAGTTGGTTCCATCCGTGGCTGAGTAGTACGTAGTGTTAGTGTTACCGATGACAGCAAAGCTCTGGTAGCCGGTAGAGGTCGTGCCTAACGTGAAGCTGACAGTCGTGTTGGCTGTAGCTGCTACCTGTACGCGGTCTGCTAAAACAAGTGCCATTTATAACCCTATGTCGTTTCAACCAATTCCCATTGGTCTGTCTGCGCGTTGTCAATTGTACCCCAGCCCGGTGTCTGAGTGGTGCTTGTATTGCTGAAACTGGAACTCTGCGCATTGTCAATTGCTGCCCAAGCTGCGGTCTGCGCGTCGTCAATATTCTGCCAATTTGCGGTCTGGCTGTCATCAATAAGCTCCCACAGCAGCCGGAGTGAGCCCGCATACCCAGAGGCAGAAACCCCGGATAGCTCCATAGTGATACCAAAGCCAACGCTACCAACCTGACCTTCTGCGGACACAGTGTTGATACTGAGCGGGGGAACCACTGTCCCTACGCCACCGTCGGCCTGCACACCAGTGAGCGCGGCCTCTTTACTGAACCCGATGTTGCCAACTGTCCCGGCTGCTTCAACCCCTGACAAAGCCAGCGTCAAGCTGGGGGTAACAGAATCTACCGTTCCAGTTGCAGATACCCCGGTTAGGGCTTGAGATAGGCTGTAGGTGGTGGTTCCAACTGCTCCAACGGCTTGGTTGCCCGTGAGAGCGATAGTAATGCTTGGGGTGGCTGTGCCAACCAAACCAGAAGCTGCAACCCCAGAGATGGCTTTGGACAGGTCATACGTTACTGTGCCTACCGCGCCATCGGATTGAACTCCGGTTAAGGAAACTATGTGGCTATAAATGACCGTGCCAACTGCCCCGGAAACCTGAACCCCTGACAGGGTGATGGAAACCCCTACAGAGACGCTATCAATAGCGCCAGTGGCTGCTACGCCTGTGATTGGCGTGTCGTAGCTGACGTTTACAGTGAGGTTTGGGGATACGCCACCCCAACCGTAGTCACTCCAAGCCCCTGTGCCCCATGCGTAGTTGACTTGGGCTTCTGCACTGACTCCAGTAAGCGCAAATGTCTTATCAACTGACGATACCGAACCGGTTGTTCCGGTGGCTTGAACGCCAGATAGCCCGCCCGCAGCCGTGGCTCCAAACGGCGCAGCGGAAAACGGGTTTATACCAAACATGGTTTACACGGCCTATAGCCGCCCCGCTATTAGGTTGTAGCCAGACGCAGCAGTGCAGTCGTCGTGGTATTAGAAGGCATTGTCAGAGTCAACGTACCAGCAGTGATGGTCTGCGAGGAGAACGTATGGACGCTGATAGCCTTGTTACTCTGGGTAGAGTTGTAAATCAACACCGTATCAAACGCAGTGGACAGAGTGACGGTCGTGTAAACAAGGCTTGCTGAAGGAGTCCAATAACCGACCCCTGCCGTAGCCGACGAGTTGGTAGACGTAGGAGCCGTTGCATTGGTTACCGTTACACCACCAGCCGTGTAGTTGGTTCCTGATACCTCACCAGTAACCGTGTAAACCGTAGTTGCTGCATTGATGGTTGCCGAAGCAAGGTACAACGCGGCTTTGAGAGTGTCCGTGGTGGGAGAAGTCAAGCTACCGCGAGACACAATGGTGGAAGTGCCAAGTTGGTGTTGGCCCAGCATCAGTTCACCAAGGAACGAAGTGCACATACTTTGGGTGTTTGCCACGATATATCCTTAAAAGGTTGCGGTTTCGCCACCAGCGAAGCTGGGGGATTGTTTCAACGTCACATGCGCAGAACGATGAACAAGCTCACCATCCAGCCAATACTCATCCCACACAGTCAGTTCGTTCTCGTTGTCAATAGTTCCAGTGCGGTGCTCCAGCAGGGAGTCATCCATATCACCTTTGGTTGTAGTAACAATCAATTTGAACTCCTGATAAGTGCAGTGGTAGCCGTGTTAGCGGGCATGGTGATTGTAAACGTAGTGGTAGAAGTTTTGTCTGCACCAAAATCAATGACTGCAATGGACTTGTTCCCCTGCGTCACGTTGTAAATCAGAGCGCACCGAGCCGTCAGTGCAGCCGTCCAAGACACATTGGCCCAGTTCACATAGGCGGTGTACCCAGAGGAGCTGATAGCAACCCCGGTCAGTGCCTGTCCGCCCGCCGTGTAGCCGGATGCCACCACTTCGTTGGAGGTGGTATATACCGTGGTGTCTGCGCCCAGACTCACATCACCGGTGTACAGGGCGATGTAAATGGAGTCCGTGGACAGATTGTGGACAGCCTCGTACAGCTCCTTCTTGAAGCTAGTGGTCTGCGTCTGGACAATGCTCATGCCGCTACCTCAAAGCTGTTGGACTTGCGGACATTTTCTGTGCCCGGAATGACTTGTAGATTGTACGGCGTGTGTAGCCCAGACACGGTTTTACCTTGTAGGGGGATGATGTGGTCTACATGCCAAGAGAACCCAAACATCTTGGTGCGCAAAGCTGCAAGTTCATATGCCTGCCCAATCATCCACTTTTCATCCGCTGTAAGCCATTTGGGGTTACGCATACGTTTTTTTGTTTGCGCTGCGCGTGTGTAGGTTAGAACCTTAGCTGGGTTTTCTTTAGCCCACTTTTGAACATGCGTTTTTATTTTTTCCGTGTGATTTACGTACTGTGTGGTGTTGTGTTGCTTTACGCTTTCCGGGTTGTTTTTACGCCATACAACAAGATGCTTGGCTCTGCACACGAGGCACTCACCGGTTTTTGCCCGCCTATCTGCTACATGACCACGCACGCAAGCAGCGCCAGTAAAGTACCTTTTGTACCCTCCAGCTAGTGCTTCTTTACGTGTGCTTGGCATCATGTTACGGCCTGTCGGTACTGACCGCTCCTATAACTATCTTGCCTTTCAAGGCCGTCTCCAAGGCGCTTGGCAAGAGCCAGTGCTTCCTTGTATTTGGTATCGTATAAGGCAACCAAATCTGGTTCGCCTTTTTGAAACGTATACGCTTCAACCAAAGAACCGTACAGCAACACGGTATCAAAATTATCCCCTAGCCACGTATTGGTAGCCGTGGTGATGGACTCAGGGTAATAGTAGTAGTGAAATTCAGCATCGTAGGCCGCATCGGGCGTAGGCCCGAGGATTAGCGTCAACTCCGTGGTGATAGTTGTGCCAGACACAGCAGGGCCAAACAAAGCGTAGTACTTAGGAGTCCCAGTATCCGTTGGTGTGGGATATGCCTCACGAATGAAGTTCACATCCTTGTTCAGCAAATACGTGTACGGGCCAGAACCTGTGTAGACCGCCAAGGAATACGGCGCAAGGAAGTCGTCAGGGGTCGTCAGGTACTTATTGCCTGACGTGATGACACCTGTTTGGTTTTTACGCAGCGAAGGGAACTGCACCGTGTTGTAGATGCGCTGCTCCGCTTGCTCAATGAAGCGGTTAATCTGAGCCGTAGACGAGACCGTAGACGAATCCGCAAGGGTAATCGTCGGAAAGTTGTTTTCCGTGTAGGTCTGTATCGCCGCCGAAAGCTCAGAATAGTTCATGCCATCGGGCCCCTTGCCATCAAGCCT